GATGATGTACAAGAGATTAAAGAAAAACTAAAAAGTGGTGACTTAAAATCTGAAGATATCAAAGTTGTTGGCAGAGAAGGTGGACATAGTATTGTTCTTGATGATGGTGACATTGAAGGTAAAGATCAACTAGTAAGAATTAGAACAGCACAAGGTCATCAGATCTTAATGAGCGATGACGGTGAATGTTTACATATTATTCATGCCAATGGTCTGTCCTGGGTTGAACTAGGCAAAGAAGGTACTGTAGATGTATTTTCAACTAATTCAATTAACATGCGTACTCAAGGTAGCATTAACTTTCATGCTGACAAAGACATTAATATGTACGCAGGCAGAAACATAAACACACGCAGTTTAAATTCAACAACAATTGAAGCACAAAATGAAATGTTAGTTACTGGTCTTAACTATGCTAGTGTTTACAGTAAACAACTTGTAGCTGTACGCAGTGATAATACCACTGCTATTGATGCCGCCAAGTACGGAAGTTATACCGGTGGCGATAAGATAGACGTAAAAGCAGGTATTGTTAATCTAAACAACGGCGGTGGCATTAATGTAACTCCAAATAGATTAATTAAGAAAAACAAAGTTAGTGATGCTGTTTATAATAATGGATGGCAAGCAGAGTACAGCAAACTTGAAACTATTGCAACTAGAGTACCACATCACGAACCATGGCCATATCATAACCTAGGTGTTGAAAATTCTGTAACACAAGGCACGCCTCCACAAAAAGCACTAAATCCTGCTGTGGCAGTTGTTTCAAATCAAATAGCAAGTAAGGCACCTACTAATCCAATTACTACAACAGATTATGCCAAACAAGCACAGGCAACAAAAAGCATTGGCAGTCTAGATCAAGACCAAGCAACAGGTATGTTAGCACAAAAAGCTAAAGATGTTGGCCAAGCGGCTAATATAGTAAGCCCTGATAAAGGTATAGGATCTTATGGCATTTCAGCAAAACAATTAGAAGAAACAGGATACCTAAAACCAGGCACAGCGGCTAAGTTCCTTAAAGATCCTTCTGCTCCAGTAACAGATGGATTTGGCAATCAAACTACACAGTTAGAAGCGGTGCTTAAAAATACAAATGTATGGACTGGCAAGGGCGGAACCAACAACCTAACCGAGTTCTTAAAAAATCCATCAACACAGTCAACTGCCATGGAAGATATTTATAGTTCAAGTTTATCACAATTAAAATCTCGTGGACTAGTAACAGGCGGTGAATCACCTGAACAACTTAGTGGATTACTACAAGCAGGATCAACTTATGGTGTTGATGCTGTTCAGGAATGGACCAAGGGCGGTGGCAATACGATAATCAACGCAGGGATTGAACAAACAGCACGTAATGCACAGTATGCTACTAATTTAGTTGAAAGTAAAATTGCTAATTTAAGTAAGAGTTATGGTAACCCAGGTGGCTTTGCTAACACAGTTGATGTGTCTGCAGTGCTTAATTCTGTTAATAAGATTACAGGAGATGTGCGTATTAGGAAGCCAAAATTCTTCTAAAAATACTCGATAAATAATATACTATGGCAAGATTCTACGGATACAGTTCAATTGGCAGAAACAAAAAGTTTCGCTTAGAAGACTTTGAATTAATTAAAAGAGATTTGTTAAACAATCTTTTAATTAGACAAGGTGAAATTCCAGGCAGACCTAATGTTGGTACTGATTTATGGAATTACTTGTTTGAAACTGTAGACGACAAAACTCTAAGACAGTTAGAAAACGAAATGCGTAAAGCCATAGAACGTGACCCTAGAGTTAAAGTAGATGACCTTGTGTTTTATTCACAAGAAAATGGTTTACTAGTTGAATTATCCGTATCAACTGTACAATCATCAGAAAGTCAAATGCTGAGACTTTTCCTCAATACACAAAACTTAACAGCCGACTACATATAATATACGCACTTTATTAAAGTGATAAATACTTGTAATAAAGGAATATAGGTAATCTATGGCTAAGACTACACGACAAACCGCTATATTTGGGGCGGAAGATTGGAAGAAGTTATACCGTACTTTCAAAGAAGCAGATTTTCAAAGTTATGACTTTGAGACTCTAAGAAAGTCAATGGTAGACTACTTACGTCTATACTACCCTGAAACATTTAACGACTTTACAGAATCAAGTGAATTTGTTGCACTATTAGATCTAATGGCATTTATGGGCCAAGGTCTTGCTTTCCGTAGTGATTTAAACACACGTGAAAACTTTTTAGACACAGCAGAACGTAGAGATTCAGTAATTAAACTTGCTAAACTTGTTGGATATACTCCAAAGCGTAACCTTAATGGTAATGGCTTTTTAAAAGTAACAGCAGTATCAACAACAGAATCTGTTTTAGATTATAACAATCAAAACTTATCTGGATTAACTATAAACTGGAATGACGTTACTAACCCTGATTGGTTAGAACAATTCAATGCAATTATGAATGCCTCCATGGTGGATAGCCAACGCTTTGGTCGCCCAGGTAACAGCCAAAAGATTTTAGGTGTACAAACAGACGAATATCAAATTAATACAACACCAAACACACTACCTATTGCTAGTTTTGAAAGCAGTGTTGATGGCATCTCAATGGATTTTGAAATTGTATCAGGCACTTCGCTTAATAAAACTTATGTATACGAACAAAGCCCACAACCAAGTGGTGCGTTTAATGTACTTTATAAAAATGACAAACTAGGGTATGGTTCAGAAAATACTGGTTACTTCTTTATGTTCAAGCAAGGAGCATTAAGTAATCAAGACTTTACATTAGTTGATCGTATTTCTAATAGATCAGTTAACATCAATGTTGAAGGCATTAATGAAAATGATGTATGGCTGTTTGAATTAACTGAGAATGGCAACGCATTAGTTGAATGGTCTCCAGTTGACAACATCTACTCTGTTGACGAAACAGGTGGACAAAGAAGTAGAACAGTCTATCAAGTTAATACAAGAACAAATGATCAAATTTCCTTACAGTTTGGCGATGGTACTTTCTCAAAAATACCTTTAGGTGATTATAGAGCATACATGAGACAATCAAATGGATTGGAATATGTAATTAATCCTGAAGAAATTCAAAACATACAGGTACCTATTAATTACGTAAGTCGTAAAGGTCGCGTTGAAACATTAACTCTAACAGTTAGTTTACAGTCACCAGTTTCAAACTCTAAGTCAAGAGAAACTGTCAGTGAAATTAAAGAACGTGCACCAGCGGCTTTCTACACACAGAACAGAATGGTCAATGGTGAAGACTATAACAACTTCCCATATACAAGATTTACAAGTATTTTAAAATCAAAAGCAATAGCACGATCAGGCATTGGTATTAATCGCCAGTTAGATTTATTAGATCCAACAGGTAAGTACTCGTCTACAACAGCATTTGCCAGTGATGGTATGTTATATAGATCATTTACTGATCCAACAAAAACATTTTCATTCTTAGATACAAATGATATTGCTGACGTAATTCAAGGCACACTAGAGCCAATAATTAAATCACGTGCATTACGTCATTTTTTCTATGATAAATTTCAACGTATTCCAGTAACAAACATTAAATGGAATCAATCAACGGCTATTGTAAACCAAACAACTGGTTACTTTAAAGATAACAGTTCGGGTGGAGCAGTTGCGATAGGTGCATTTGCCAGTGGAGATACCAAGTATATTCAGGAAGGTTCTCTAGTTAAATTTGTACCACCTGAGAATCAATACTTTGATGCTAACAATAGATTACAGTCAGGTGTACCAACTAAGGCAAATGAAAAATTAGTACTATGGGCAACTGTAACTAAACTTGTATTAGATGGAACTAACTTTGGTCAAGGTAATTTAAGTGATGGCACAGGTCCTGTAACATTTAACGAATATCTTCCTAGTGGTTGTATTCCAACAGAAATTATTCCTAAGTTTATTACAGACTTACCAACAACATTTGAAGGTCAGGTTATTGAACAGATTGAAGTATACAGAGACTTTGGTCTAGGTTATGATGAAAAAACAGCCACCTGGTATATTATTTCAACAGATAACTTAAACGAAAATGCTGAATATAACAACAGTTATGCTAAAAACAAAGATGGATTAAATCGTGATGCGTCGTGGCTAATTCAGTTTACTACAGATGGTGAAATATACACTATCAAGTATCGTAACTTGGGCTATTACTTTGCATCTGTATTAGAAAACAGATTTATATTTGATTCAAATGCAAAAGTGTATGATCCTAAAACAGGTAAAACTGTTAACGACAACGTTACAGTATTAAAAGCAAATACTAAACCTGATGCTAACGAAAACCTAACAACAGATGTTAGACTTGACATTATTGGTCAAGAAACTGAATCAGATGGTTTTGTAGATAACTTTAAAGTGTTAGTAAGTTATTCAGACAAAGATTCAGATGATATTGCTGATAACCCAGACATTTTTAGAGATTTAGTTAACCCAGATACAAACCCAAATACAAAATATGTATTCTTTAATCGTCAAACAGACTTTGACAATTTAGAAAGATGGGTGCCTATCAGCAGTGGCAGTATTAATATGATATTTGCTGATTTAGAAAAAGTTGAGGCTAAGAAAACTGAATATCTAAACGGACAAGTATTCTATGCGTATACTGATAAGAAATTCTATAAGTTAGCAATTACAGGCAATGAGTTTACTATTACAGAAACTAAAGACTATCGTGTAGCAGTGGGTAGACAAGATTTGTATTTCCAATACAAACATAATTCACCTAACACACGTAGAATTGATCCAGCATTGACAAACATTATTGATTTGTTCTTAGTAACTAATACATATTATACAACTTATACAAACTGGATTAAAGATACAACTAATTCAATTAAGAAGCCTGATCAGCCAACCATTGATGAATTAACACTGGCATATAACTCATTAGAAGATTATAAAATGGCCAGTGACAATATGATTTTAAATTCAGTTACATTTAAGCCGTTGTTTGGTGAAAAAGCAAGTTTAGAGTTACAGGGCAAAATTAAAGTTATTAAACAAAGTGGTGTTGTAGTATCAACTGGTGAAATTAAATCACGTGTAGTAGAAGCACTTAACGGATACTTTACCATTGATAAATGGGACTTTGGTGATACGTTCTACTTCTCAGAACTATCAGCATACCTACACGAAGAACTAGGTGACATTGTTAGCTCTGTAGTTATTGTACCAACAGACCCAACTAAAACATTTGGTGACTTATACGAAGTACGCTGTTCGCCTAACGAAATATTTGTGAATGCGGCCACAGTGAATGATATTGACGTTATTGATGCACTTACAGCTGGTGCATTGAGAAAAAGTTAGGATAAACAATGGCAAGATATACCAGAACTATAGATCTATTACCTGAAATATTTAGAACCACTACCAACGAAAAGTTTCTAAATGCTACACTTGATCAGATTGTACAACGCCCACAATTAAGAAAAGTTGAAGGCTACATTGGTCGACGAGTTGGCTTAGGTGTTGACGGTAAAGACAGTTATGTGCTTGAGCAAGATCAAGAACGTGCGGCCTATCAATTAGAACCAACTGTTACCTGGAAAAAGAAAGATACTAATCAAACACATGACTTTTTAACATATCCTGGTATTGTTGACGCACTACAAGTTAATAGTGCATTAACTGATAGACATGATAGACTATTTGATTCAGAATACTATTCCTGGGATCCATTTGTAGACTATGACAAACATGTTAACTTTAGTCAATACTATTGGTTACCACAAGGTCCAGACTCAGTTGATGTAAGTTCAACTGAAATATCAACTAGCGATGCTTACACTGTTACAAGAAATGAATTTGATTATACGCTAAGTGGTGTTGAAGGTCCTAACCCAACTATCACAGTTGTTCGTGGTGGCAATTATAAATTTAATATACAACAAACAGGCACACCATTTTGGATTCAAGCGGCACCTGGTAGTAATGGCCAAATGCCTGGACAGCCAAATCAATCAAGTCGTGAAGTTATGGGTGTTACTAACAACGGCGATGATAATGGTATTGTAGAATTTAATGTTCCACTAGACACAGAACAAAACTTTTTCTTAAACATGGACACAGTAGGTACTGTGGATCTTGTTACTAGTTTACGCTTTGATGAAATACATAACCAATTAGTAAGACCATTCTTAGACAAGCACGATGGCATTGATGAAGTAACTGACCTACGTAACAGAACAATTATCTTTATTAATAGAAACCCCGGCAACGGTGATGACTCAGGATGGAAACGTGATTCAAGATTTGATGAAGCAAGATTTGATGAAAATGGTACTAGTTTTGCAGAGTCTGAAGAAATAACAAGTAAAACAGATCGTTACAGTATCTACAGAATTGAATATAGATACGAAGGACAAGATAGCTCAAGTGATGTATTTGATGCGTCGGGTAAAAACCCATATATGGTATTAAACAAAGTTAAGGAAATCCCTAGCTTAAAGAAAGTACACATTCAGTATGGTACAGAATATAACAATAAATTTATGTGGAAAACATCTGAAGGGTTCTTTGAACTTCAGCCACATATTACAGCAATTAACGATACTTTATATTATCAGGATGGCACAGATACAAATAGGTTTGGTATTATCCGTGTAGTTGATGCCGTTGATCAATTAACTTTAAATATTGAAGATATTATTGGTAAAAAACAATACACTTCGCCTACTGGCGTTACATTTTCTAATGGAATGAAAGTACAGTTCCGCGGTGGCACCAAGCCAGAACAATATCAAGATAAGAGTTATTACGTTGAAGGTGTAGGTACAGCAATTAAACTATTACCAGTAGAAGAATTCCTTACACCAGAATCATATACAATCAGTGAAACCCAACCATTTGACGTTTCAGGGTATGATGAACAGCCTTGGGATTCATCATTGAATGCACCTACTATCAAAGATTATATTACAATTAATAGAGGATCAGGAGATAATAACCCTTGGTCAAGATCTAATAGATGGTTCCATATTTCAGTAATTAAAGCAAGTGCTGAATACAATAAAACAGTTGCTAATTTAGATCAAACAGCTCGTGCTAAACGACCTATCTTAGAATTTAATGATGGACTAAGACTGTTTAACTTTGGTACAGACGGTAAACGTGCAGTTGATATTATTGATTTAAGACAACGAGACGCATTATCTAATGTAGCTGGTAAGATTGGTTATAACATTGATGGACTAAGTTTATTCGACGGTGCTAGAATAATTTTTGCTGTAGACGAAGATCCACGAGTACGTAATAAAATTTATCAAGTTAGAATGGTTGATCCTATAGGGTTAACAGAAGATCCTTCACAGCTTAGTGAAAAGATTATTCAATTAGTTGAAGCAGATGACACTAATGTTTTGCAAGACCAAACAGTCTTTGTTAAGTCTGGCATTACCTTACAAGGTAAGTCATATAGATACGATGGCACAAAATGGACAGCAACACAACAAAAAACAAAAGTAAACCAGGAACCATTATTTGATATTTTTGATGAAGCCGGTAGTTCTATTGGAAATACCGTAAAGTATCCGTCAACTAACTTTACAGGCACTAAACTATTCAGTTATGCTTCAGGCTCAGGCCCACTAGATTCTGAACTAGGCATGCGATTAAAGTATCTAAACATCAACAATGTTGGTGATATTGTTTTTGAAAATAATCTTTATAAAGATACATTTGTTTATACTATTAATAATATTTCTACAACCACAGATGTTGCTACAGGCTTTATTAGAAAGTACACAGACAGAACAAACTTTAAATTACAAACAGGTTGGGAAAAAGCAGTT